TACCTACCATCTGTAAATACATAGAATAAGATTTAGTTGGTCTTGCTATAATTACACATGAAATTTTTGGTTTATCCCAACCTTCTGTCAATACCATACAGTTAGATATAATTTTTATTTTATCATCATCTAAATCTTGTAATACTTGTTCTCTATCAATTTCTTTCATCTCACCATCTATATGGCCTGCGGGTATTCCATTTTGATTAAAGATGTTAGCAATGTATTTAGAATGTTTAATGGAAGACCCAAATACTACTGTTGGCCTATTCTCACCATACTTAATCCAATGAGATACAATATCTCCTACAAGTTTAGGTGTATTCATTCGCTTATCTAATTCTTTTTTCTCATAATCTCCTGCCATAATTCTAATGTTTTGTAAATCTGGAATAGATGGAGCAACTATTCTATTTGGTACTAAATAACCTTTTGCTGTTAGTTCTTTAATCGTACCACAATTAACAAGTTCTTCATAAATATTACCAAGACCACGCCCATCATTTCTACATGGCGTTGCAGTTAAACCTATAACCCAAGCGTCTGGATAAGCTTTAATTAAATCTTCAAATGTTTTAGACGTACTTCTATGGGCTTCATCTAATATAATTACATCTGCTTGTGGTTTTATAAAATCATCATTATCTTTTCTAGCTGAAAATGTTTGAACACTTGCAACTTGTACATCTGCATAGATACTACCACTCTTACCTGCCATAATAACACCATGTTTAATTTCAAAGTCTGCAAGTTTTCTACTACATTGCATTACAAGTTCACGTCTATGGGCTACAAACATTCCAAATCTATTATTTTTAACTAAAGCCTCCATCATGGAGCAGGCAATAACAGTTTTACCACTACCCGTTGGAGCAACTAATAATATTCTTTTTTTACCTTCTCTAAAATGTTGTCTTATATCTTCAATTGCTTTTTTTTGATAATCTCTTAATAAATTCATTAATATCTCCTCCATATATCGTTTAATTGAAACATAACTTCATTTAAATTTTCTGGTGGTACACACGAGTTAGCAAATTCAATAGCCTCACCTTTTGCATACTCATAAGTTTCACCACGTTTTTTTATGGCCACTAAAATTTTAACTAATTGTGCATGACGTTCACCTGCATTAATTCCATATCTTAAAGTACCTGTATATTTACCTTTGTAAGTTGATGGAGTATAATCCATTTTAATTGTTTTCTGTTCTGGCCTTTGTAATTGTAAACCTTCTTTAATTTCTTTCATTGTGTAAGGTTCTTGTGTTGTGCATTGAATTATTTTTACAGGATAAGGTTGTTTTTTTTGGTGATAAAAACCTGCAACTCTCATAATTCTAGGTAAGTCTTTAACAACTGGATCAGATTTAAATTTAGCTGCCAACGCTTGTTGATACAAAGTAAAACTTTCTAAAGGCATATCTTTAACTAACCAATAACAATGGTATTTTTTAGGTGAAGTATTAATAACTAAATTAGGTGGAATACCAAAACTATCTGGTAATGGAGTACCATCTAAATCTATAAATACAGACCTTATCCTTTCAATGTTTCTAGTAGTTCTTCCAAGACCATTAGTTTCATTGACAGTAAAATAAACACCTGCACCTTTACTGTTAAGTTCAGCCAACTCATTAAAATGTACTTTTATACTTCCATGCAATTGTTTAATTAATCTTTTATTTAATCCTTTATCATCAAATGTTTGAAAACTATGGTGTTGGCCAAAGTAATCCAAAAACATACTGTAATGAGAATTTTCATTAAAATTATTCACAACGATAACCTACAAATAGTTTACCCTCTTTGGTGTACCAACCTTGTGATATTGTTTCTGTTTCTTCATAATATTTAGCAGTAGCGTTCATAATTTTGTTTCCAAAATCTCCACAAGAAATATTTATAGGTTTAAGTAATTCTATTTCCTCTAACTCACACGTACTACAAGCTAATAAAAATATTATTATCTTAATCATTTGCTTTCTTCTAAACTTTCCTCACTCCATCTGGCTTTCGCACCCATCTTACCTGCAATAGATCGTCTTTTTCTATTTTTTTCCTGCTCTTTTCTTTCCTGTTCAGCTTGATTACAGATTAAATATTTTTTACCGTCTTTTTCTTTAATCTCTGTAAATAGATGTTTAATTTTAGGAAAAATTTTTTCCATTTTTTGTAGTCTACATCCACACATTTTAGACATTACTTCTAAATCATTTAAAATCTTAAAACTTCTCCAACAATGACAATACAATAAAATAAATGCACCCTGCTCATCTAAAGACAGACGCATTCTATTAGGATCAGTTATCCAATCACTTGCATAAAATTGAAACGCAGGCGATTGTTCATCTGATATTGATTTTCTCATATATAATTTCTCCTTGAGTTTAGTTAATTCATAATTACTTCAAAAAGTATGGGTTGTCAACTGGGTATCTTGGGTGCAGTTGTAGTTGTAGGTGAAGATGAAGGTGAAGATGAAGATGAAGGGCATTAAATCGCATCTTAATCGCATTGCGATTATCATGCAATCGCATAGCTGTCGCATAGCATTGCCATACATATTTAGGAGGGATGAATGGGGCAGAAAACTAAACTAGAGAGAGAAAGAAAAAACCACCCCATTCGGTAAGGTATATTTTTATGCTTACTTTTAGATGCACTACGCCTACCTTATAGGCGTAATTTGTAAATCTGGTCTTATATACTCTATATCAAAATCACCAAGTTTTGCAATCTGAAATGCACGATATGGCGGTATTACTTTCCATTTAGATACAGCAGGGTGAGAAATACCTAGCATTCTAGCTAAATTTTTACCACCGTATTGATTAACAACTTCTTTTTTACGTTCCTGTGCTATTTTAAGATTGTTCATAATACATATTTTTTATTCTTAATAGATATTTCATTACTTCTTCTGTTTCTATTAGTTCTTTTGTTGTTTTAATAATAGCTTCTGCTTTGTTAGTATGTTCTGGAATAACAGATGACTTATCTATATTCACAACATCTTTTTCTAATCGTTTAGTTTTAGCCTCTAACTCTTTTATAAGTTCTGGTAATATTGTAGCCATGTCTATTTTTATACAAATTTATTAACAAAAGTCAATTAATATTTGACATAAGTTAATTACTGTGATTTAACCCTAGTTAATCAATAATAAATATACAAAAAAGGACTAAATATGACAAGTATAATAGCAGGAAGTGGAGATGCACCACGTTATCCAAGTGTATCAGTTGGCGTACATAAGGCCAGATGCGTAAAAATCATTGATTTAGGTACGCAAAAATCAGACTTTAACGGTGAAGTTAGTTGGAAAAGACAAGTATTAATTATATTTGAAACTCCAGAAGAACATAACAGCGAAGGTCAACCACTAACAATTAGTAAGTTTTACACTTTATCACTACATGAAAAAGCAAATCTTGGAAATGATTTAACATCATGGAGAGGTAGAGCATTTAGTGAGGCTGAAAAACAATCATTTGATATTAGTAAATTATTAGGTGTGCCTTGTTTATTAAATGTTATGGATAAAAATGGTAAATCAAAAATATCATCCATTATGCCAATGAAAAAAGGTGATCCTATTGCTGAACAAGTAACTCCAAGTGTAGTGTTTAGTTTGGAGGATTTTCAAAATGGTAAAAAAGAAGTTTTTAATAACTTATCTGAAGGTATTAGAAATATGATTTTAAGATCAAAAGAATTGGATGGCATTGAAACCCAAGATCATGGTGATGGTGGTAATGGTGCAGTAGGTGATAACCCAATACCATTTTAATGATTATAACTAACAATTCAAACTTACCAAAAGTAATTGAACGGGCTGTAAAAAATGACCCTTACGATAGTAGTGGTTCTGATATTTCTTGCACCCGTTTAATTGCACCTCCTAGAATTAGGGTCTTGCAAATGAGAAATAATGATCTCATAAAAGAAGATGTATCTGATCGTATATTTTCTTTATTAGGACAATCAGTTCACCATGTTATTGAACGAGCAAAAGTTGCTACCGATATAGCTGAACGTAGATTGTATTATAAAGATGATAACATCACTAACGGTTGGAAATTATCTGGTGCATTTGATTTGCTTACAAGTGACGGTAAACTTATAGATTTTAAGTGTACTTCCGCTTGGTCAGCACTTGATGCTTTAACTAAAGGTAAAGCTGAATGGGAGCAACAATTAAATGTTCTTGATTTTCTTTGTCGTAAAAACCAAAAAGATTTAACGAGGTATAAAAAAACACTTAAAGTTAAATCATTATCTATTATGGCCATATTAAGAGATTGGTCTAAAATGAGAGTAATGCAATCAGACAACTATCCACGTAAACAAGTTGTGATGATACCTATTCGTAGATGGTCAGAAGAAGAACAAGATACGTTTGTTCAAGCTAGAATAAAACTACATCAAGATGCAGAACAAATGAAAGAACTACCTTTGTGTACAGCTAAAGAAAGATGGCGTAAAGAAGATCAGTTTGCTGTTATGAAAGACGGTAGAAAATCTGCTTGGCGTTTATTTCCTACAAAAGAATTAGCTAAACAATTTATTGTTGGTGAAAAAATGATAGAAGGAAAAGGTTGTGCTATTGTAGAACGTAAAGGTGAAGATGTGAGATGTCAACATTACTGTAGTGTTAATGAATTTTGCTCTCACTTTATGAATGTAGCTTTTTAATGAGTGTTTTTAATAAGCAAGTAGGGGGTAATCATTATAAAAAAATGGTTATCCAACCTGCTAAATTTATTAATGATAATAAACTACTCTACGCAGAGGGTGCAGCTATTAAATATATATGTAGGCATGGCTCAAAAGGGGGTCTAGAAGACATAGAGAAGGCCATACAGTACCTTGAAATGATTAAAGCTAGGGATTACAATAAATAACTTTAA